CGTCGAACTACCTCTATGTACTGAACAATCTGGTGGGCATTCTCAAAAACAAATACGGCCTCATAGCCTGAAACGGAGGAAACATGAAAGTAACACTCAAAACCATCGTTCTCGCCATCCCCGCGCTGTCGAAACTGGCTGCGGAGGATATTCGTCTTCAGCTTGCATATCGTCTGAAGAAAAACATCGCCGAACTCCAGCGGGAAGCGGATTTCTTCGGCGAACAGCGGATTAAGATTCTGGAGAAATACGGCACTGCGGATGAATCCGGCAACTACACCTTTGAAGGGGATAACGAGCAGTCCGCCATCGCGGAACTGGACGAGCTTCTCGATCTGGAAGTCGAGCCGGTGATTGATGTTATTGATATTCCTATCACTGAAGGCATCAAACTCTCCGTCAATGACATTGGCTATCTTGAACCCTTCATCAATTTCATCGAGGAATCCTGATGCTCACTGAGCATTACAAAACATCAAATTCACGGAGGTATAAACTCATGAAAGAAATCTGGAACAGCATTCAGATGGCATTCACGGCAATCGGCGGATTCTTTGGCTGGTTCCTTGGAGGCGTGGACGGTTTTCTCCATGTTCTCCTTGTTTTCGTCGTGATCGACTATATCACAGGCGTCATGTGCGCCATTTATGACCACGATCTTTCTTCTGAAATCGGTTTCAAGGGAATCAGTCAGAAGGTTCTGATCTTTCTCATGGTCGGTCTGGGCACGCTTCTTGACAGCTATATTCTCGGTGACAGCTATGCGCTGAGGACTGCGATCACCTTCTTCTATATTTCCAACGAAGGAATCTCCATTCTGGAAAACGCAGTTCACCTCGGCCTTCCGGTGCCGGAAAAGCTGAAGCAGGTTCTGGCGCTCCTTCACAAAAATTCGGAATCCGAGAAAAAAGAGGACAACAAAGATGAAACTGAATAAGCAGTATCTGACAAAAAACGAATGCTATGTGGTAGGCAACAAGCAGGAAATCCGCGGTATCATGGTGCATTCCACGGGATGTAATAACACGAGTGTTTCATCCTACCTGAACCATTGGAACCAGCTTCGTCCGGGCGGCAGGCAGGTCTGTGTTCACGCTTTTGTCGGGAAGCTGCCTTACGGTTCTGTAGGCACATATCAGACCCTGCCGTGGGACATGGTCGGCTGGCACAGCGGTCAGGGTGCGAATGGAAATGCAAACTTCATGGGATATATCGGGTTTGAAATCTGCGAAGATGATTTGACTGACAAAGCTTATTTCGATCAGGTGTACCGGGAAGCGGTGGAACTGTGTGCGTATCTCTGTCAGCTGTATTCTCTGACGGAGCAGGATATCATCTGCCACAGCGAAGGTCATGCCATGGGAATTGCGTCCAATCATGCGGATGTGATGCACTGGTTCCCGAAGTTCGGTAAATCCATGGATACATTCCGAGAGGATGTAAGGAAGCAGCTTGTATCCCGAACCTGCGATAATATGCCTGCGGACTGGGCCGTGGATGCGGTCAGCTGGGCGATTGAGAATGATCTCCTGAAAGGCAATGATCTGGGTGATCTCATGCTGCGCAGTCCGATTACCAGAGAGCAGTTCTGCGTGATGCTGAAGCGGTATCATGAGCTGACAAAAATCTAATCCAAATCAAAAAAGGCTGTTGCATTCCGGAAAATTCATCCGTCATGTGACAGCCTCTTTGGAAATATATATATATATAATCAGTCAGTTCATGTCGTCTTCTTCATCTTCTTCAAAGAAGAAGATCTCTTCCACGGTGACACCAAATACATGAGCGATATCCATTGCCAGTTTCAGAGAGGGATTATATTTCCCGTTTTCAAGCTTACCGATTGTTTCGCGACGAACTCCTACCAGTTCTGCCAATTCCGCTTGCTGCATATTTTTCAGTTTTCGGTATTCATACATTTTTGTCTTCAAAACTGACATATCAAGAATTCTCCAATTTCAGAAAAGCGATTCCGGTAACAAGATTGTGTATTCCAACAAGCAGATACATAAATGAAGGCAGAAACTTTGACCAATCAATATTTAAAAATCCCTTGTCCAAAGATATGAAAAGTACTGCTGTAATTGCAATATTTAAGATGGAATGAAGTATGTCTGATGAAACAGCTTTGGCTTTAATATGATTTTCGTGTGCCATTTCATCATAATTATTCTGAGATGTAAAAAAGGATACTAACATTGAAATTACAACAAGAAGCATGGCGAAACAAACGAAAACAGAAGAAATCAACTGTTCAAATAAGAATAGACCTGATATTAGTACCTCTAATACTCCGATGATAATATATCGGATTACAAACAAGGTTTTGATATCTGAGAGTAGATTTTTCATATTGGTCGCCCCTTAATGTGATGTATTTATCTCTTTTGTGATAATTATATCACATCCTTTGTTAAGTGTCAAGTAGTTATCAGAAGTCAAATAGAATATATCTGTCTTACAATTTGTTTAATCGATCAACTCCATTGTGATTTTTACAGGGATCATACAAAACGGAATAACACCAACAAGCTCATCGGAATTTTTATCCGGTGGGCTTTATTTTTTTGCCCGGATTGCGGACCATTTTGCACTCAAACCTCCAGTGTGCTGTGAACAAATATCAGGAGGTTTCATATGTACACCGAAAAAGACACAAACGCCCCTTCCCCTTCGCCCGAAGAAAAGATGCAGAACGAATACAACTATGTCCTCGCACAGCAGCTCACAAAACGGCTTCTTGAAGCGGGACTCATCACCAAGGATGAATTCAACAAAATCACGGCGAAAAACCGCGAATCTTTCTCCCCTTTACTCGGCAGAATTATGCCGAAACTGACTTGATAATATCGCACTACAGAGGTAATATGTATGACTGATGAGGGGAGGTATCGTTATGCCGAAGGTTACGGCGATTCAGACAAACAGCCGGAGCAATCGTAAAAAACTCCGTGTTGCGGCTTACTGCCGGGTGTCCACGGATTCCGAAGCACAGCTGGAAAGTCTGGAGACACAGATGGCGCATTATGAGAAGTATATCAATGACCATTCGGGCTGGGAGTACGTGGGGCTATACTACGACGAAGGTCTGAGCGGGACAAAGATGGCGAACCGGGATGCTTTGCTTCAGCTTCTGGCTGACTGTGAGGAGAGGAAAATCGACTTCATCGTCACAAAATCCATCAGCCGGTTCAGCCGGAACACGACCGAATGCCTGCAAATGGTGCGGAAACTGCTTTCTCTGAATGTTCCGGTTTACTTTGAGAAGGAAGAGATCAGTACTGCCGCCATGGGAAGCGAGCTGTATCTCACGCTGTACAGTACGCTGGCTGAGAACGAATCCAAATCTCTGGCGCAGAACGTGACATGGTCTGCCCAGAAGCGGTTTCAGAACGGGACTTACAAAACAAGCAGTGCCCCTTATGGGTATGTATGGAACGGTGAAGATCTTGTCATCCATCCTGAACAGGCGGAAGTGGTGCGGATGATTTTTGCGGAAGCTCTGACGGGCAACGGCTCGTACCGCATTGCGAAAAAACTGAACGAGCTCGGCATTCCTTCCGCACGGGGTGGGCTTTGGTCGGACAGTTCGGTGAAAGGGATTCTGTCAAACGAACGATACACCGGAGATGTGCTACTGCAGAAAACGTATACGGATGACGATTTCAACCGCCACAGCAATCACGGCGAGAAGGATCAGTACATCATCCCGGATCACCATGAGGCAATCGTCAGCCGTGAGGATTTCGATGTTGCCGCAGAGATTATTGCACAGCATTCCAGAGAAATAAGGATAGAAAAAGGCTCCGGCAAGTACCAGAACCGATATGCATTTTCGGGAAAAATCATCTGCGGTGAGTGCGGTGACACATTCAAGCGGAGGCATCACAAAAACAGGGATTTCAAATATCCTGCATGGTGCTGCAACACTCATCTGACGGACAAGGATAAGTGCTCCATGCTGTACATCCGGGACGATGCACTTCAGCTTGCCTTTGCGACCATGATGAACAAGCTGATTTTCGCCCACAACATGATCCTGAAATCATATCTTGCGGGTCTGCGGAATTCTCCCGATGATCCGAAGGCAAAGCGGATTCAGGAACTGCACGAGCTGCTTTATAGAAACACCGAACAGCGTGAGACATTATCGAAAATCCGATCACAGGGATACAT